ACATGCATAAATCATCATATAGAAGAGTATACTGCCTATGCTTGCTGGTGTCAAGAGAAAAAATCTTCCAAAATATCTTTTTTAACACTTTTTTTACCTCTTAGATAAGAATGGGGCAGGAGTATATTCCCCCGCCCCGAAAGACAACTGTATTATATATTATGTTTTGTCAGTTGTCAACTAAAAAGTTGTTCCTCCAAGTCTTTTATTGATCTACCCAGATAGTCCCGTTTCAATTTCATTTGCCTTACTAAAGTATCTCTCCCTTGTTTTACGAGTTTTCGTTCATAATGTTCAAGTTCACGATAATCTTTTTTCAATCGGTCGATTTGAGAAACGAGCATATAATGCATTCCTTTGGTTAGTTAATAGATCATAACGAAGTTAGTCAGGAGGCATCAGATTTGGGTAGACCTCCTTGACTAAAGCAGATGAAATACCCTTAAATGGTTTTTTCGCTTTCATCTGCAATACAATTTTTGCATCTTCTGGATGGATAGATTCTAAGAGTTGAATAAACATGGTTTCAATTTTGACTTTACCAAGTTTCTTAGTATGCGCACCTGTAAAATATCCAAAGTCTTTCCATTTTCTATGGAGACTTGATGGGGCATTGTGCGCATCACAGGCTTCATATGGTGGATCACCTTCCGGTAAATCTAGATTAATGCCCGGATGATAGCAGCCTTGAATCACTGTTCTAAGTGCTGTAGAATCGTTTTGTTTGAGAATAGAAATCTTATCTGCCTTTTTCTTAGCAGCAGATACTTTTTGTAAAACTTCAAATACATTCCAAGTAATCTTATTCACTGCCATCATCATTCCTTTTCAAATGTTTCGCATTTATCCGACATTGGATATACTCATTGTAGTAATCATCTCTTAATAAAACATCGTATTCAAATTGATATTTTGCTTCATAGTAAGAACATTCGCCTTTCGTCTTACAGAACTTTAAGATCTCTCTATGATATTTATCTTCTCCATATTCTTGGACTCGTTCTTGGAGGAGTTTATTAGAACCATAATATTTACGCCAATCAGATTCTTTAGTCACATACTTTGTTTTAGTGCCACCAGACTTAGTTTTTACTTTGGTTTTTCTACGATTCCAAAGTAATTTTTTTCCAATGTACATCATTCCCGAGTCAACTTCTTTAATCCGGTACACGAACCCCACAAAGACGTCTGGGACGATCTCTGGATCATATGGGTCGCCATTATAATACCACATAAAAAAGTACCTCAATCATTTCTAACTGAGGTACTTATATTAATCACAAAGACATCCTGCGTCGTATTCATCTATCTCATCATCAGATAATTCTGATCCACAATATGGGCAATGATTCGGTGGTTCATCATAGATTAGATGAACCACACTTTCAACTTCACATTGATCACAGATAATACGATATTTCATATATGCTCCTTAGAAGTCTATCTCGCATGCACCACCAGCACAGGCAGCAGCACCAAGAGTATCGACATCAGTATATTTCTTTTCTGACAGTTCAGAAATCCAATCAATCTGAGTATAAGACCTTTTAATCTTTTCCCAGCGGTGAATCAAATGTGCATCTTTCAGGCAATACTCTGTACGCTTTAAATCACCTTCAAGGTATTTATCAGCAAACGCAGTAAACCTACGCACCCAATCTTTCTTTAGAGTGTTCTTAGAGTTTTCAGCAGAGATATCTTCACCGAAACCTTGTGCTGTAGAACAAGCCATCCAAAGATCACCGAATGCATTAAGTCCATCTACAACTAAACCAGATGCTAGAACAGACGCAACACCATATTTTTCCACCATCTTCTCAGCGTCGATGACTTCAGTATTTGGCGCTTGATTAAAATCTTTGTCGCCAGAAGTAGACAAGAAAGAAATACCAGCAAAGTTATTCCGATTGCTATAAACATATTCAGCAACATCATCCCAGTCCTCCACTAGAATTGTATTTGATACGTTATGAGATACGGTTGGATCAGCACAAAGTTCTTTATTCTTACCAGTATTGACCCAATGCTTTTGTGCCTTTGCAACTAAATCAAGATGATCAGTACCAATCAGTTTATCTTTTAAAATAGAACCTTGTTTTGGCGTGATAGGGAACGAAACAACCCAATCAGTTCCAGAAGCAGACCATACAGAATTTTCTACCATTTCTGGATTTGTTTTAGCAATAAGTTGTGCAACTTCAGATTCTTTGTTTAGTTGGATATTTCTGATATACCTCTCAGAGTGTTCAGCGTGGATTCCACTTGCTGTTCCCAAGAGTACAGAAGCATTACCAGAAGGCTTAACGCAAGTAGTCCGAGCAGCAGGATTAATCCCGAGAAGATTAGCAACTCTCTTATTAGTATCCTTAACGATTTTGGCGCCTTTTTCCAGAATTTTCTCATCAAATAAAATCTCCGGGTTATTCATCCATCCAGTGATTGATACACCAAGCAATGCTTCACGATCAAAGATTGCTTTCGTTGTGTCAGGTAAGAACTTAAAGTCAGTATAACCAGCTTGCAGTGTACCAAGGATCGATGCTGCTTCACATGCCTTGTAGAATGATTCCTCATCTACGCACTGCCCACCGTTGATCTCTGTCAGGTTGCACCCCTGCCAACCAGACTGTCCGTCAATCTGTGGAAACATACCAATCTCTACACATGGATTGGTTGTATGTTCTGTGGATTCTACAAACACAAATCCTGGTTCACCAAACTGCTTAATGCTGTCCATGATTGCCATAAAGTCTTCTTTCTTAGTTTCTTTACGAACAATCACAGCAGAGTTGTTAGAACGTGCACGTTGTGGATTATCAACAAACCAGTTACCAGTCTTGGCATTCATCATCTCTGTATCATCAGGAGAGAATAGACAGATAGTTGCAGAACGACGCACACCACCCGACAGAACCGCATCAGCACAGTGCATTGCAATATCATATACATGAATCGGGCGTAGTTGTACAGGGTCTTTGGCGTTCATTACAATACCTTGAATCAGGTACTCGATACGATCTAATGCTTGACGCAGACCATCTGGACCAGGAGCTTTAAATCCACCAGAAATTTTAGCACCCTTTGGACGAATATTAGTCATGTCAAAGAATACACGACGACCTTCAAACTCAGGATACTTGCTACCACCTACAAAGTAAGATGACATCAGAACATCAAGAGCAGAAGCCCAGCCTTCGATACTATCCTCTACCACATATCCTTTTGCTTGCTTTTTCCGTTCTTGTACAGCAGGAAGTTTATCCACGTGATGATTCTGTACAGAGAATCCAGCGCCTGCACCACATAAAAGAATGTAGAAATATTCACCGAAAAATTCTGCACGATCCACATAGGAGGATGTACAGTTATACATTTTCATCTGATGTTTAAGGAGCTGATCACCACCAAACTGCAAAGCACGTTGGGCGCCAAGAACACGCTTTTCTTTGTAAGCAGTAGTTGCAGTAGCCATCTCATTAGCCAGTGCTGTAGTCATTGTATCTTTGTAGTAATCTTTGTGCATCGCCATTACACGGTCGACAGATTCATCCCAACTTTCATATCTATTTTCATCATCAATATATCTGGAGTAGGATTCGTAAAATTTAGTTTGGGATAAAAAATCCCTCATGTCTAGACCGTTTGTCATAGAACGCACCTCTTAATTTGAATGTGATTTTTAAACTGGTATGGATACTTATATTAAACTAAATCTTGAGATTTGTCAAGTTATTTTAATTTTTCTACTGCCCTTGATCCAAACCAGAATGAGATAATTGCAGCAAAGATAGACTGAGATTGTGGATCCCAGATAACATCTGAAATCTCTGCCATATTGTATCCTGCTTTCATCGCTTCCATTACGAGAACTGTCTTATAGAATAAAAAGAAACCAAAGAAACAGTATGTGATAATTGGTCTCACACCTTTCTTTAGTCCAGCAAAGAATCCAGTTTCTTTTGAAATTGCAATATCATGTTCGATTAGACGCTTATGTTCTTCATGATGTGCCATATCCTGCAGATGATCAAACTCAGCATCCTGCATCTGCATCTTAATCTCAGCATTCATTTTCATCTTAGCAAGTTCGTGCTTTTGCTCACGACCTTTATTGATCGTATCTAAAATCTTAGGAGCAAAAGATGTACCGAAACCTAATACCGAACCGAGAAGTGCGAACATTATTCGTCGTCTTTCTTTTTACGTCTCAAGAATGCTTTAAACTTCATGGGTGTGGGGATGGTAGCAACATCAGCAGTGGTTGTACCATATTCCTCTTTTTCAATCTTTTTCTTTTTCTTCTTTTTAGGATTCTCATCCTCAGAATATTCTTCTAAGAGTGTGGAGATAGATTCTTTCTCACCCTCTTCAATATTCATTTCGTTTAATGCTAACTTTGTATCAACACCGTAGTTTTCTCTGAGAAGTGCCAGCGCAGCGACGTAAGAGGCAATACGAGACTTGCCGCCAGGAAATGCACCTAACAGTCTTTTAAGATTAAATACGAGTCTATGAAAAAGGTTAAACGCATCTCTTTCTTCAGATGTGGTAATTTTTTTATCAGTTCTTTTGCCATTCTCATCAACAATACCCAACTCATAGGCTTTCGTCTTGTTAAATGGCGTAACCATTAACTTCAGAAATCTATAGGTGTATATGGTATCAGTAATTGTAGAGAGTGCCATTAAATCTTCCGAAGAGCGGTTATAATTTTTTTATCCATTTCGATACCAACTAAATCAGTTGGTTCAACGTATTTTAAAAATACCAAGAATGTTTTAATAATTGACCAATACTTATACTCAAGTTTGACTGCCATCATTTTGACGCCAATCTCAATACCGAAAACATTACAAAACACAATAATATGATTAAGTAATAATCTTTCAGATAATTCCCCAGTTTCTAAGTACCGATTTATAATTCTCTTGATGTACTTAATGCGATCAAGGTCAGCATAAAATTCTTCGGTACTAGAACACTGTGGATTATTATAATGCTTAGCAGCAACAATCAGATAATTATCTTCTGTTACTTCTACTTTTTCACTGTGAAGTTGCATAATTTAAATTTGTGCTTCAAGTTCCTCAATCATTTGAGATTTAGTCATAGAAGTATCTAAGTCAACTCCATATGCCTCATATGCATGCTCAGCCAGTTGCGATTTAGTCATAGCAGAATAATCTACTGGATCAGCTTCAGTCAGAACTTCAGCAGTTTCTTCTACTACTGGCTCTGGGTCTGCTTCAATGATTGGCTCTGGAGCAGGGGCAGGAGCAGGGGCAGGAGTGGATACAGGAGTATCAGCTTTAGCAATATAGTATTCTTCAACTTCACGGTCGCTATGCCTACGAGAAATAAGCAATTCACCAGTCTTAGAATCTACCCAACCTCTAGTAGTTGGTCTGGCATTTTTTGCCCAAGAAGGAGGTTTCAACATTTCAATAATCCTTTAGTTGTTCGTCTTCATTTGTTGTAATGCTTTTGTGATACCATCAATAATTTCTGTTTTGATAGGATTCACGAAAGAGGTGTCGCCATTGCGTTGATCACCAAGTCTAGGTGGAGTCTGCTTCAATGCTTTTTCAGCTTCTTCCTGGTTCTGCTTATAGATTGCTTCAGCATCTAAAGCAACTTCCATGTTATGCTGATCAACAAATTCTTTACGATCTCCCATTGGAATATCGTTTTCGCCAGCATTCATCTGCTTATCGTATGTATCTTGAGTGGAAGCATCTGGACCATGTTGTGCAGTAGAACCGGGAGCAGCTGCTTCTTCTACAGTCTCTTCTTTTGTTAAAGTTCCCAATGGAACTTGACGTGATAAAGTTCCCACCAGCTTTTTCTTGTTTCTGCTAGATTGAAACTTCTTATTAGCGTAACGACCAAACTTTACCGCTTGATCGAATTTTTTATCACCAGTTTCTTTATCGCCAGCAGTATCAGCATCTTTAGACTGACCCATTGCTTTTTGATAAGACTTCATAGCTTTCTTGTAAGAGACCTCATCCATATCTTTTTTGCCCATCAGAGCATCATGGTTCTTACGGGCATATGCGTTTGCTTCTTCTTCGTTGTCAAACTTAGCAACCTCTTCGCCGTCTTTGTTATAGACACAGTACATGTCACCCTTCTTAGAAACATGCTTTGTTGGGTCCATTTCTTCATTATTATCGTCTTCATCATCATTTTCGCTCATCGCTTTCTTGATAGCCTTGCGACGGTTCTTCAGATATTCATCAGAACTATCTACATCACCGTCATTGTCGATATCAGCATCAGCCTTACCTACAGGGTCAAGCTTCTTTGCTTCTTTCTTGGATTTTGCTTTGTAGTGCTTACCTTCAAATACAAAGGTATCATCGCCTTCTTGTACAGCAGCAACAGCAGCTTCCATGAATGCTTCTACTTGCTCATCAGCAATAGACTCTGGCACCCATGTAGCACGTTCTGTTTTGGGAGTCGCCATTTCCATCAAGGCATTACGCATAGATTTAATAGACATTTGTTTTTCCTTACTTATTAAACAGATAGGTGATTAAGGTGCCGAAACCACCCACCACGCCTGTAATGATTATCCAACTAATCTTATTTATAATATTTACTGTTATCTGGTTTTTTTGAACCACTTTTTCCATCTGGCCTACTTTATCATATAGTTCGTAAATATCTTTTCTTAGGATCTTATGATCTTCTTCTTGATTAATCAGTTTCTCTTCAACTCGTGCCATTTGTACGAGAACTTCAGAGAGCTTATCAATTTTACTTTCAATGCGATCCATGCGCTCTGCGTTAGTTGCCATTTTAGTCTAGCTCCGATACCGTTGTACCTTTTTCCCACATACGACATGACCAATAGCGAGCTTTCCACTTAGGACCAGGATTCGTGTCACACTTGTGCCTTGCTCTAAAATTTTTACGACGACCAGGATCGTCTCGTTTGATCTCCATATTCGGATCGCCAAATCCAAGTTTGATTACATTACCTTTTTCGTTTTTAACGTAAACATAAAACTTTTTCTTACCGTCGCTCGACCGGAAGGGGTCGTTAAGTTTTACTTTACGCCCTTGATACTCTGCCTGTTCGACAATCGGATCTTCTTCGATATGGCATCCAAATGTTTTCATTATTTCTTCTTCTCGGTTTGTCCAGGAGTCATAGAAGCATATCTGTCTCTAAGTTCAGTTGTGCCGAACTCTAAAGAGGTCATCTTTTTAGACGCATCTTCTTTCTTTTTCTTACCCGCATTTAGGCGTTTCATTGTTTCTTTAAATGTCTTGGTGCGAGCGTCAATCTCAACCGCTTCTTCCACATCTTTTTTATCATCTGGATTTACCAAATAATCTCTCAGACTATTCATATCCTTAGAAGCAGTAGCAAGTTTATTAGTCCACCATGTAGGAAGGGAACCTTCGCCTTCCATATCATCTAGATATTCCAGAATCTCTTTAGCATCTTCCATTACAGTCTTACACATTCTTTCGGAAGAGTCGACATCTGTATGTCCATCTTCGTCAACTTTATCAGGCAACCCTTTGTGCTTTGTACCTGCAAACTTTTCCAGTTCTTTAGTGGACATAGACTTTGCCAAGTCTCTAACTGTATCGGAAACTTCAGCATCAGGAACATCGCCACGCTTATATGCAAGTGCAAGACCCATCAGTTTCTGTTGCTGCTTAGATACAGCTTTTTCTTTTAATTCTCTGAAAGCGATCATTTCTTTACCTTTGCCCATAAATCTGAATCTGTAGTTTTTCTAGTTTTACCACCAGTAATAAATGAGTTAACACGAGCGAATGCCCATTGCTGAGGTGTAGTTCCTGGTCTGTGACCAGTCTTCCACGCAGCCATACCACGATTATAAACTTGCTTTAAAATACCATAAGAAATACCTGATTTCTCAGCCTTTTTTACCAGACCTTCAATCTTCTCTTCCTCTAAGTTTTCTTCACCATACATTTGTTTAAACTTTTTAGTGTACTTAGAGGGCTTAGTTTTAGCATCAGTGTCGCCAGGAGCAGGTTTATATGCAGCTGGATCGTCATCGCTCATTTTAGCTTGCCGTTTAAACTGTGCTGCTCTAGATTTTTTAGTGGACTTAGCCATTCCGGTATAATACTTTTTAGGCTGAGATCCTGGAGCATCACCGATATCTGGATCCTCTGGAGTCTTTCTTTCTTCCAGAGGTTCAACATCAGTCAACCATTTACGCTTTTTCTTACCATCCATTTCAACGATAATATAATTAGAACCACAGTGAGTAATGGTAACAACTTCATCAGTTTCTTTTAAAATTACTGATTGTCCATTATAAAACAGTTCACCATTCACATAATCTTCACGTCTTTCTGAAACAGTCTCTAATTCGACATGTCTGATAAATGATTTATTTTCATTTAAATTCATTCCTTTGCGAACTGCATTAAACAGTTGCTTTGCTAATGAATCAGATACACCCTTTGGAAGACCTTGAGAGAACTTCGCAAAGTCATTGTTCTTTGCGTTCTCTCTTTGTTTAGATGCAGACATGCCAGAGACGTCATCAGAGTCCGGATCACGATCACCAGCGGAGACTACTTTAACAGTGTCGAACTTATATAGACCATGTCTGGATTCTACACCATTATATTTTTGCAAAAGTTTATCAAATTCTGCTACACGATCAGAACCTGCAACCATTACAAGGTTTTTATATCCCTGCTTGTACATATACACAGTAGCATCTAAGAAGTTCTTTACAGAAGTATCTAGAATAATATTGCGTCCATGCTTAGGAAACATCTTCCGCATGAACTTTACTTTAGTTCGATACTCTAAAGGATTCTTTTTAGAATCTACTGATTGGGATGCAAAAATCTTATAATCATTCCCTTTTGCTAGGGATGATACTTTATTTAAAAGTTTTTCGTGTCCAGTAGTAGGCGGATTAAATCTACCGAATACTAGATATCCTACAGAAGATTGTTCTTCAAGGTAAAGTTTAAAACTGCTAATCATCTTCCAGCTCTTCTGCTCACATCTAATTTTCTTTTACCGGGAAGTAATCGTTTAGAGATTACGCCAACTACACGTTTACTTTTATCTAGTCTCTTCTCTACTCTCGCTTTTTGAGCAACGCTCATACCTGCTTTAGTCTTACCACCAAAGTATCTTTTAGTCAATACATCTCTGGCTGACCTTCGCCCTCTGGATTTTAATCTTTGTAACGTCGGGGCTTTGCGAAGAGCAATTTTTCTTTGACGTTGAATCTTTTGCTTGCGACGTTTCATTGCGATAGAACGCTTGCGCCTTGCTGCAAAAGACAGCACTTCAGATACGGGTAAAGACTCCCCCTCACTAGGAGAGGAAGTCTCTGCAATAATCGAGAGGAAGTCTTTAAACCCAATCATAGTCTTAGAACTTGAAGCCTACGCCAATTTTCATACCGTCAGCAGTGGTTACCCAATCGTTAACAGTTGTGAGTGGATCCTCAACAACGTCAACAGACCAACCATAGCTAATGCCTACGGATGCACGCTCGTTCAGGTCATGACTGTAACCAAATCCATAGGAAGCACCGCCCCAACCAACAGCGATAGCGCCGTCAGAAGCGAGATCCATAGAACCGCCTACCCATACATACTCGCCACCAATAATGCCAGGAGTGATGTTAAGAGTAGGATTCAGGGAAACGTCTCCCCAGGTGTTGCCATCACCACGACCGATAAGGTCTGCGCCATTGGTAGCGCCCCATGCATAGCTTACGCTAGTGTCGAGGGAAGCGAAACCAAGGTCCATGCCTGTGCCCATGCTGATCGAGTAGTCATCAGCAGTGTTGTCACCACGGTCATTGAGTGTGAAACCTGCATCTACACCGAAGCCAGCAATGCCCAACTCTGCACCAACGGTCCAGTCGGCATTACCTTCCAGATCGGTAGCTACGCCTACGGTTGCGTTGGACATAAGAGCAGATCCATTATCAGTAGCATCTTGTGCAATTGCAGGAGCGGCTACCATAGTAGCCATAATTGCGGAAATAAGATATTTCATATCGTTCCTCTTTATTTACTCCAACCCTTGAGAATCGTTGGGTCAAAGTTGTTAGTTGAAAATTCATACCGATTCACTAGCTTAACAGCATTGTTACATAGTTTATCAATAGCAACGTAACCTTCAGGTTCAGTTGATCTAAACCCGTTAGTCGTCTGGATAAAAGTCTTAATATTCTTGACTTTATTTAATTTATTTATAAGTGACAATTTCGCTAACACTATCACTTTTTGTAAGTCAAACATTTTCTTAAGACTCTTTTTATTCTCCTTTGAGAAGAATTCTAGTATTTTAGACAAAGCATCTCTTTGAGTTTGCTTGCCTTTTTCGGATTTTCTTTTATCAATCTCTTTCTGATACTTATTCTCAATCCAATTAATCAGATTACGAACATGTTGATCAGTATCTGTAATAATCGTTCCGCTACGCACAAATGTATTGTTAAACTGCTCAATCAGTTGAGCGAGCTTTTGATCTTGTTCTAACTGTCTAAGAGTAGAACCAGAGATTTCATTAAAGAGTTTGCCTGCACGAGACAAGTGTGCGTTTACTCTTTCAGTTTCTTTCGCAGACATGGTGGCTGTACCAGAAACATCACGCAACATCGCATCCTGCTGCCAAACATTAGCAGACTTATTTAATTTAGAAACATTTACTCCATAAGAAGCCTTCATGTTT